TATCTCGCTTTCCTCCATAACTAAAGGTTGAGTTAAAAGTTCTATAGTTGTGTTAGAAGATACAGCTTTAGATTTAAACAAACTAAATACATTAGATGACGAATCAACCAACGTAACAGTTATACTAGCTCCGGACCCTGCATCCTCAGACACTAAAATAGATTTTACAACAGTTGATGTAGCGGTTGGCACCGTATACAAAGTTGTATTATCTGTTGTAGTTAAATCTACCTTTTTATTTTTAAAACTATTAGCCATTAATTTAAAAAGAAGTTTTGTGCATCAACTTCATCCTTTAAGTCTTGTTGAAATGTTGTATTTAATTTTTCTACTATTGCATCAAGATCTCTAACTTGTGCGTCAGCAACATCTTGTCTATATGTAGGTGCTGGTCTTGTTAATATCTGTACTATCTTTGCCATTATCTTCTTCCATCCGGTTGTATATCTAATCTAAAACCACCAAGCTTCCAATTTTGTGATGAACCTGTGTTTGCAATTTTTAAAGACACTGCTCTTGCTCTAGCTCTTGTATCTACCTTAGTTGTAGATGAAGTAATTGTAAAAGGTCCAAGAGGTGAGCTTGCTTGGCTACTATTAGAAAAGTTTCTTAAGTTTAATGTAATTTGTGTGTTACCTGTTTGAGATAAAAAGTCTGGTATAAATCTTCGTATCTTTGCAAATACTTCACCATCACCCCCCTGACTTATATCAAAATCTCCTGATTCTATATTTGCAGCCACTGTTGTTACTGCTGTAGCTGTAACTTGATCCGTGCCTTTTTCATGTTCATAATATATTGTGCAACCATCTGTATTACCAACAACATCATAAGACGCATTTGAACTAGCATCATAATCAGTTGCGTGTGGCTTACCAAATACAGCAGAGTCTTGCCACGTTGTTCTATCTAATGTGCCGGTTGTCCATATAGGTCTTTCTGGTGATGACTCTTGATAATTATAAGTTACACATCTATCTATAACTGTAGAGTTTTCTGTGCAATAAAACCAATTAATCTCACCAAACAAATTATTTAATCCAGCATTAATTAATTGTGATGCTGTTGTATTTAAGTCATTATAAACAAAATCTTCTACTAAACATGGAAGCGTTTGAAGTGCACCAGCATATTTAAAGAAACCATTTTCTGACATCCAGTATGCAGCACCATCTACTTCAACCGCTGCGTTCTGTCCTATTAGTCCGCAGTTAGTTCCTACTTGTGTAAAACCAAACGTTAAAGGATCACCAATAAAACGCATCGTAAATAATGCAGTGTCTGTCCAAACATAGATTGCATCTCTACCTCTAACAGCTCCTACAATTCTAGACCCATCCGCAAGTCTCTGTGCACCTGCTGTATTAGTTGTTGTTTCTGTGTATGTATTAATATCATCAAAACTAGAGAATCTAATAAACATTTGATCTTGTGTAGACTGATCCCCTATTGTTGCCTCTGTTCCAAAGAACACTAAGTGCCTGTCCGGTGTAGATACAATCATGTCTCTCGAAGCTGTTGGTGCGTTGTTTATAATTGTTGCTCTTGTTGATGTAGCACCAGATGCATTTGAGTCCCATTCAAATACTTGTCCGTTATGTATAAGTGCAATAATTTTGTCACCAAAGTTATCAATAGACCACATACCTGGATCAACAACTAAGTCACCAGATGCAGCCTCGCCCCACGCTACATAGTCTGTAGAATTAATTACCGTATCTGCATTTGAGTGTGATGCAGCTGTGGTATTTCTAACTCCTCTTGTTACACCTGTTAAAGTGTTGCCTGATATACCTGTGTAAGAAATTTCTTCACTGCCTATTTGAATAAAACTTGTTCCTGATGATGGAAACAATGTTGCATCAGTTAATACAATAGTTGTTGTAGAAGCATTGATACCTCCGTTCAAACTTGTTTGTGCCTCTCCTGATACCGTACCACCCCATTGTCCTAAACTCCAACCAAACCCAGGAAGTTGTCCTGCGGGTCCAACACTATAATAAGCTTGTACTCTAATCCCTCCAGATGGACCACCTCCAGTTCCACCTTCTACTGATGGCATTGTAATAGTAATTTCTGTTGAAGAATCAACAGATGTAACCATAAATTTTTTATCATTAAAATCAGAAGCACCATAATTAGAATTTGTAATTGTACTAAAGTTGTCTAATAGAATGATATCACCTGCAGTAAGACCATGATCAGTTGAAAAGGTTATTGTAACCGTTGCTTGTCCGTTAGTGGTTGTAAAAGCATTAGATAGAGTAAATGTTTGTCTAATCGGGTGTATGTCATAAAACACACCTCCTGAGTATGCGTATAAAATTCTATTAGTTCCTATGATAGAAAACTTGTTACCCGATTTATTAACGATATGGTGCATAGCTCTAGCTGCACCAGTAAGTTTATTCTCACCTAATTGTGACCAGCCACCAATTTTCTCTGGTGTCGAGTATCTGAACCTTACATTATCACCATCCACCCACTGACCTTCAGCTTGAGTTGGTGTAACTTGTTTATTAAATCCAGGTAAAAACTGTACTTTTTGTAATGCCATAGACCTCCAGATTATATTAGATTTAGTCTATATTCAACGTTATTTAACTATTCCTAGCATAGGTCTTTTATCATACAAATTAGATTTTGCAAACTGCCCATCTGCATGATTATAGTGTAAGAATACTTGACCACATAATTGACCTTCAAAAGGCTCTCTCCAGTGCTCCAACTCACATCCAGAGTAAATAAGCATATCTCCTGGTTTTAGGTCTACTTTCACGCCTTTGGGTGCACCAGGCTTATGTATGTTTTTATACTCGTCTATGACGTTATTAGACCCCGTAGGATCGATAAATATAGGCCAGTTATCTCCACCTAAGTTTAGTGTAGTCGATATTTCACAGCTGGGTCTATCTTTATGTCTTCGTAATATATTACCTTTTCTATAGAGTCTTGTGTAAGAATATGTAGGCACTAATTTAAGCCCTGTCTTCTTCTGCATAACATCTATAGTTTTAACTAATAATGTTTCCATAAGTCTATCACCATATTTAGCGTAAGAGTTAGGAACTTGTGGATCGTTAAAATTACCTACAAGTTTATTGCCTGCATGAGTCACACCATTGTTTAACATCCAGTGATCTGCTTCTGCAGATATTTGTAAATACCTATAAGCTATATCGGCTATCTCTTTAGATATAGCACCACGTATAACTTGATATTTATTTTTCTTAAAACTCATATTTGTATAAAATTATAAGATACAGATATTCTCCAGTTCTTTTCACCTTTGTCTGTATTCATATTTATATCAACACCGTGAGGAAGCCAAGATGGAAAAAATATCATGCGTCCTTCTATTGGTTCGTAGGCACACACTCTCCATAGTTGTTCGGGTAGATCGTTTACTCGTCTAGGCATGTATGTGTTAGGTCCTGGTCTAGGATCTTCTAGAAATAGTTTACCTGAGTTCTTTGGTACCTTAATATAGTATACACCTGACCACATAGAATTAGGGTGTGTATGTGTTTTATTATAACTGTATGTTGGATTAATATTAGCCCACATATTACCAAGACCTAATTTACCTTCGATACCATAGTCTTGATTACATTCGTAAGCCATTTTAAATAATTCTTCTATCAAAGGTTTATATTCTTTTCGTCTATCCATGTCAGTTTTACTATGCCAACCAAAACCAGAGTTTGTTTTCTTCTCTCCTTCAGGGTCTGCCTTACGCCACTTTTTTATTTCTTTAAATAAATATTTATTAAGTTCTTTAGCGTTAGGTATATCTTTAAAATATACAGCAGTTGGAAATAATATTTTTCTCTTAAGTTGGCTCATTTAAATGGTGGTCCTCCAAACCACATCACCAAAGATTTTCTCACACCTTTTTTAACAGGCGCAACTTTGTGTCGTAAAAACGATGCAAAAAATATGGCTTGTCCCTGTTTCAAGGGCAGTGGTTTTTTATCACCCATCTCTGAAAATAATAAGTCCCCTCCTGTAAACTCTGATGGATCTGATAACAAACAAGTCATGGATATTTTACGTATTGGATTTTGACCTTCTTGACCAAAAGCATTTAGATCCATGTGCCAATCATAAAAACCTTTTTTAGGATATACAGTGAACTGTGCGGGTTCTGTAAGTCTTACACCATCAAAATAAAAATGATTTAAGTTTACAATAGATAATTGATTCTCAATAACTTTGTACATCTGTGGTAGTTTATCAAAAGGTATCCAAGAGATTGTTGTCACTCGTTTCTTCGTATCATATTTACCTTCTTCTCCACCACCAACTTTTGCCTGTTCTGGTGCACATTGATGACCAGCATCAATAATCATCTTACATTGCTCTGGTGTAAACATTGGTTGTGTCGTTGTGGCAACATAAGATTGCCATCTTGGCATTCTTGGTATCATTCCATTTGCCCCGATCCAGTTCTAGAAGATACAGGATTGTAATCAACATCCACATTACAAACTAAAGTTCTTCTTGTTTCTTTGGTTCCGTTAAACGGATATACGCAGTGTCTCATGTCATAAGGAAAAACATAAAAGTCTCCTATTTTCATGTTAGGTGAATAATCTGTTTTACAAAATTGTCCGTTAGCTGCACCAATAATTTGTAATCGTCCATTCATAGGTTTTTCTTCAGCAGAATATTCAACACCTGTTTCTTTTGGTAGTTTCATAATCATCACAGAAGATAGACCTGTATAGAGTTTACCTTGATGTATGTGCACAGGATTATATTCATGTGCTTTCATTTCATTAACCCAAATAGAATTTATTG